GCTATTTTCTTTTCAGAAACACAACTGACAAACAATAAGCAGATTATTAAATACCTCATATTTTACCAATGAATTGATATTGCTGACATTTAGTGTATAAATAACAAAATTCTTTAAACCATTTTTTCATTTTATTAAATTTTGTATTTTATCAATAATAGTGTCGGGTGAGAATATTAGGATTAGACCAACTGCTATCCCAATTATAGCATCCGACCATTGTATTTCCTTTACAAATACACTGGCAATAGAACAAATCATAATTATCAAGCCTAGTGTTGTCGTTTTCCATTGTTTAAAATTATTTAATTTCATATTAACACATAGTTATTTTTATCTACTTTGCCTTTGTTATACATATCAAGTAGTGTACGGATAGGATATCCTAATGGTTTTTCAAAGTGTGGAGCATCTACAAACTTCCAATCTCCACCCCAAGTCCAACCATACTGCTTAAATATGTTTACAACCTCAATCCAATCAGCCTTACCATCACTATCAAAATCCTTTTTAACATCCCAACTAGCATTCTTACCATCTATTAATACAATATCAAGTGCTAATCCGTAGTTATGATAACTCAAACCCCCTTTAGCATTAGTAACTATACCACCTTTTGTTGTTCTACCTTGTGCGTATAAGCCATCTTGTTCTGCGAATGTTCTTAATGTATAAGAAAACCTACAAAATGCCTTGCCTGTTAGTGCTGCACTTATTTCAAAATATATATCTCTTACTTCTTCACGAAGTTTAGGATGCATTAGTGCTATCCTTTCTATTGTTTTGTCGTCTATCATAATTTTTCTTTTCGTTTTTAATTTTATATACTAGATACACGATAGAAAGAATTGAAATTATCCAAGTGAAAACAATGTTCACAAGTTCAACACCCATTAATTGCATACCATTAAATAAAATTGCACCAAAAGTTGATGGTACACCTATTTCATCTCTTTCAAACATTGTCATTGTTGTATTATTAAGTTGGGAATTCACATAAATTTAAAGGAGTAGGGTCAATGATTTCAATATTAGCAGAAACACCTGCAGTAAAGTCATCAAACCTTTCTTGGAATAACTCTATATTTACATTTTGGCTTGTATTGAAACTATATGTATTATCTAATTTTAGTTTAGATAGCACATCAATAGCAACAAGTAATTGGTCGCTTTGTAATTGCAATCTATTTGATTTATCTTCTGTTAATAAATCTGCAAATACAAGTAAAAGTCTGTAACGCAATGTGCCTGTTACAAAACTAGATGGTTGTACGACAACCCACAATACAGGATATTCTATTTCTCCACCATTATCAACATAATCATAGATATCACCCTCTCCGAATGTTTTTATCATTGGATGGCTTTGTTGTATTGCTTTTATTTTTGATATTAGGTTGCTTAAACTCATCTTTCTTTTTTAAAAATTCTTTTAGTTTTTTTTCATTCTTACTATAAGCCATCTTAATATGGTTTTTTATAACGATTACCTTGATATCTTTCACTATATGGTCTTGTATCTTCTAACTCACCATTGCCTAAATTAATAGCAGTCCTATATTGATTGCTTGTAGGCCAAATAGCAGTTATGTCACTTCCTGGATTTAGGTATTCAGGATATAATGTAGAATTAGCAGTTAAATAATTTATTGTTCTTTCAGCATACCACTCAGCATAACCTTGATAATACTTGCTTATGCTTTGTAATTCTGCATATGTTGGTTGCTCACTATTTTCGCTTGTCTTTTTCATTACCCCTTTGTTTACAAATTTATATTGCATTGCCATTGGTAATTCTCCAAGAACATAATTAAATAAAGTATCAGTTAAGTAACTATCAAGTAATGTTTTGTAAATTGCATTGCCTCCACTAGTAATAGTTCCATCATTTATAAGAGTTAATATTTTATTATACAATGCACTACCACATAACGGATGAATAAATCTATCCTGTGTCATTTTGATAATCTGTGTTAGATTTTTTAAATCTATATTATTTGAAGCAATCGTAAAATCTTTAAAAGACTGCTCACTAATCATTAAAATATTTGCGCTCATCGTGATGTTTTTTCAATTACAACATTTCGTTTCCATTCGTGTCTGCAATATGGTGTAGTAACTCCTGTGTTTGGATTTGTATACCATCCACCACAAAGTTGAAATACAGAATACCCTAGTTGGTCACTTATGTTTTGGATTTCTTCTCTAGTGAAATATAACTTACTACCATAAAGTTTTTGGCATAATGGTCTGCTCTGTGATAATGGCTTTGGAACGCTAGGTCTTTCATTATAACTATACATAACCTTGTAAGATGTGATTGGTGTAAGTTTACGGATTGAAGATTCTCCTAACTTGCTTAATGACCTTGTGATTGTACCATCTTTACTAATCTTTTCCTTTACAACTCCATCATCAAGCAATGTATTTAACCTATCTGTTACTACACTTTTGCTTACACCTACTTTTTTTGCAATATCTTCTATCGTAGCAGTTGGGTTACCTTTAATAGTAGCCACAATATTTTCTTGTACTGCGTTCAATGTGTATTCAGCAAAATCTTGGTGTCTATTAAACTCATCCATATCGCTAAATAACATTCTATCTTCCTGTAATGCTATAAAGTTTTCTTGTGGTAAACCTTTACCTTCAAATAAAGCAATAATTTCATTATCATTTTTACTATGACTACATGAAACATGCATAGTTTCTGTTGGAGTAACAGGTTCAACCGCTACTTCTTCTACTTTTGGCATCAACCCAACTAAACTCCTTAACTCATCTGTGTTCATATTTTCCAATACTTTCTGTAAAAGTGTAGGATTCAATGAATTAAGTGAATTAATTAAGTTTTGACTGACATCTGTTTCTTGTTTTTCAATCATTGGTAGGCTTAACTTCTCACGGATTTCATCCTGTGTCATATTAGAACTGATGATAGCCTCGCCAAATTGGAATGATATTGGTTCAGTCTTGTTTAATAACAATTCTGCAGTCAAATCATTAAAAGAATATAGGTAATTGATAACTTGTTCAATCTCCTTTTGCTTTGTATTAATGTAGGTATTTTGAAACAACTCACTAGCTTCACGCAATTCTGCCCTTCCACCTAATTGCCCTTCTGTTTTGATACCGAATAGCATAGGACTTGTAACCTTATGACCACTAAATATCTCTTGTTGGACAGTTCTATTCAAAAGGTCAAAGTGCTTGTCTAGTTCAGTACCGCTTAAATCAATTATAGAAGGCTCATTTTCCTTGCTATCGTTGAAGGCTAACATAAACTTACCCGCGTTCTTTGAGCCGCTAAATTTGTCTTTAAATTGCTTTTCAATCCTATTTTCTTCTTCCTCACTAACCCTGCCACCATTTAGGTTGATAAGTTTAGAACTAAACATTCCATTGTTAATACTATTCAAGTGGTATTCCCCAATACAAATATCTAGTTCAATATAAGAAATAGCACCCCTATAATCAGGAAGTGAATAAATATTACACCCTGCTCTGTATTCTTTAAAATATAGAATTTGACTTCCTTTCCTATTGTTATCATCAAATCTTGGATATTCTAAATAGTTAGGTCTAGGGTTTACTTGTCCGTTCTTAATCCAATCATCAGCTACGAAATAGCAATTATTGATAGAGTTAGTTCTAACCTTATAATAATCTATATGATACAATTCAGCAATCTCTCCTGTACCCTTACTCCAAATAACTTGTAAATAGTAACCACCAAATATTGATAAGTCGGTAGCCATTTTTTTAGTTATGTCTGTAAGGCTTTCCCCTTTGGTATTAACCTTATCTAAAATTGTGTAGGCTTTTGCCTTATCCATCTCATCTTCGGATTTAGCATCCCACCCATTTCCGCAGATATAATCTACCTTCCCTGTTATAATTGCATTGTGCTTTGCACTATTGTTGTATAAACGCAATAGATAATCAGGATAATCATTTTTTTCGCCATAGTATATCCAATCTTTGCCTTTGACTTCTTTATAGACTGGCAATGGAACTTGGTCAAATTTTAAGAACTTAATCATACTGTATATGTTTTATATGAGCCATTATAACCTGTGTATCTAATGACTTCTGTATCACTTAAATTGGCATCAACTAATTCAAATTTACCTGTCGCTATTATTGTAGCACCGCTTCCTGCCTGTGTTACATAATACCTCCAAAATCCTATTGTTTCTGTATCAAATGATGTATTTAATACTTGAAACTTAGAATATCTGCTTTTGAATGAACTAACATCTGTCAAAGTTAGATTAACTTGTTCATTAGTTACTTCATTTACAAATAATATTATATAGGAATCACTTGATGTAAGCCTTTTGTCCTGTAAACTCAAATATATGTACCCTGTTACATTTTTT